AGTACAAGTTTCCAACAAAGGAATATCACACTTCAAAAACGTATCAAAGGATATTGAATACTTTATTGCCCTAGAGGCTTCCTAATGCTTAGTAAATTTCCAGTTATACTATTGTTAGTTGCAATTATTGTATTGACATTAGTAACTGTTACTGTTAGTTTATCATAAGTCTTAGGAGTATATATAATGAATGATGTGATTTTGTGGGTGGAGAAATATCGTCCATCCAAAATAAGTGATTGTATTCTTACAGATGATCTCAAAACAACTTTTCAAACATTTGTAAATGAGAGTCATGTTCCAAACTTGTTGTTATCTGGTGGGCCTGGTGTAGGTAAAACAACAATTGCAAAAGCAATGTTGAAAGAACTAGATGCAACTTACATGATGATAAATGGTTCTGAAGAGTCTGGTATTGATGTTCTAAGGAATAAAATCAAAAACTTTGCCTCAACTGTTTCTATGGATGGTAAAAGAAAGTTCGTAATTCTAGATGAGGCAGACTATTTAAATCCACAATCAACTCAACCTGCTTTGCGTGGGTTCATAGAAGAGTTTCATAAGAATTGTGGATTTATTCTTACTTGCAACTTTAAGAATCGTATTATAGAACCACTACACAGTAGATGTTCTGTGATTGAATTTCGTATTCCAAGTTCTCTTAAACCAACACTTGCTGGTGAGTTCTTTAAAAGAGTTCAAACTATTCTGACAGAAGAGAATGTTCAGTTTCAACCAAAGGCTGTTGCTGGTGTTGTAGAAAAATACTTTCCAGATTGGAGAAGAGTTTTAAATGAACTACAAAGATATTCTGCATCTGGAACAATTGATTCTGGTATTCTAGTAAATATATCAGAAACAAACATGAGAGATCTGGTATCTTTTCTAAAAGATAAAGATTTTAAATCCATACGTAAATGGGTTGCAAATAATCTGGATAATGATCCATCTAGAATGTATCGAAAAGTTTATGATACATTGTATGATGAGATTGATCCTAATACAGTTCCACATATGGTTCTTGCAGTTGCAGATTATTCTTACAAGTCAGCTTTTGTTGCAGACCAAGAGATTAATATGCTTGCGTTTATGATTGAAATAATGTCACAAGTGAGGTTTAAATGATTGTTAATACTTTATTTGGACAAGAAGAGATTGAGAACACAAAACGCTTTATCATATGGTTCAGAATAAGGATTTTTTTGATATGATTGAAGAGTGGAAAGAAATAGAAGAGTGTGAAGGATTTATTGTAAGTAATACTGGCAAGGTTATTAATACAAAAACTTCTAAAGTAATATCTAAAACAGAAAGCGTTTGGTCATCTGAATTGAATTTGGATAAAAGGTCTATTCATAAAAATACTAAAGTTATTGATGGTAGAATGGTTCGTATGGATAGAGGTTATGTTGTTGCTAATATAAAAGGCAAATCTCATAGGGTGCATAGACTTGTTGCAGCTGCATTTTTATCTTTGGATAGTAATCCAGAACAAATTGGTATAAGTCTAGAAGATTGGAATATAATGCCAGAAAAGGCAAGACAAATTATAAAAGATTGTATGCATATTAATCATAAAGACCATGATAAGACGAATAACAATGTATTCAATTTAGAATATATGACACCACAAGAAAATGCAAAACACAGCGGTGAGTTTAGAAAATCTTTTGGTAAAAACATACAGTATGATATACCAAAACAGAATACTTTAGAGGGTTTTTTTAACAAGGAATGAATGACTATTACAAAGGAACAGATTATTTGGAGAAACACAATGAGTAATGATGTAAAAGAAGTTGCACAAAAACAAGCAGAAGAAGCATATGTTGGATTTATTAAATTTAGTAAATATATAGCTTATGGAAGTATACTGTTTCTATTGATTGTTGCAAGATGTAATTTTGGAGCAGATGGTACTGGTGGTACAGGAAATCCAGATTTATATCCAGAATACTTAGAACGTATGGGTATAGAACAATGAGTTATGAACTCAAAGAGTATCTAAAAAGTATTAATCAAACAAAGGAAAATCTGATGGATTCAGATGATCCTATGTGGGAAAAGAAGTATTCACCTTATATCATTAATAAGTGTATTGCACCATTTAATGATACAATTATGTTTGTGAATGAAATCAATATGCGTCATCACCTTGAGAATAAACTACAATATGATTTTTTACTAAATACTATTAGACCTAAAAATAGGTATGCGCCTTGGGTACGAGGTAGTAAAATAAAAGACTTGGAGTTTATAAAAGAATATTATGGTTATAGTAATGAAAAGGCTAAAGTTGCTCTTCAGATACTTAGTAATGACCAGATAAAAACTATCAAGGATAGTTTGAGTAAAGGTGGAAGAAAATGAACAATATTGAATGGCATCAAGATAAGATGCTAGAAGTAAAATTAAAAGAACCAGATGACTTTCTAAAGGTTCGTGAAACATTATCTAGGATTGGTGTTGCATCTCGTAAAGAGAGAAAACTATATCAATCATGTCATATACTTCACAAACAAGGTAGATATTTCATAGTGCATTTTAAAGAACTATTTGCACTTGATGGTAAAGGTACAAACATTTCAGAAAATGATGTATCCAGACGAAACTCTATCGCATCTCTTTTAAGTGATTGGGGTTTGGTTGAAATAATTGGTGATAGTGAACCAAAAGCACCATTGTCACAAATCAAAGTTATTTCTTTTAAAGAAAAACATGAATGGACATTGGAAACAAAATATAACATAGGGAAGAAAAAACTAGATTAGGAGTCGTTATGAAATTCAGAGATAAGATGATTAAAGCCATGAAAGACCATGCAAAGGGTCATATAGCAAAACACGCTATGAATGTCGAAGTCTATTTTAGAAATGCAGCTGGAATTGGTGGAGATGGTCATGCAGATGTTCTTGAAGAAATAGAAAAAGAACTTGACATAGTTGCAAGATATCATGATCAATTAGAAATGTTAGATAAGTATTTTGTAGATGAAGCTGCACCACGAAATTTGTTTGAAGAACAACAAAATTTATTTGAAGAGATTGATTGACAAATACAATAAAAAGTGATACAACTATATTATGAAATTTTATACTCATGTTGCCCAGTGGGGTAATCATTTATTAGTTCGTGCAGTTGAGAATGGTGTTCGTTCAAACTTCAAAGTAAAGTATGAACCTACACTATTTGTTCCTGTAACAAAAGAAACTAATTGGAAAACATTGGATGGTCGTAATGTCAATCCAATGAAGTTTCTTACAATCAAAGAAGCAAAAGAGTTTGTACAACAATATGAAAGTCAACCACATTTAGTTTGTGGTATGACACAGTTTCCATATTCATACATATCTGAAACATATCCTAATCAAATACAATATGATACATCTCTACTTAGAATTGTAACGATTGATATTGAGGTTGAATGTGAAAATGGTTTTCCAAATGCAGATAAAGCTGCAGAACCTATGTTGTCTATTACTGTCAAGAAACATGACACAGGTAAGATTATTGTTTGGGGTTTGCATGAGTATCATAATGACAGAGAAGATGTAAAGTATATTCGTTGTCAAAACGAAAGAGAACTTCTTATACAATTTCTAAATTGGTGGGAACATGACTATCCAGATATAATTACTGGTTGGAATACAGAGTTTTTTGATATTCCATATCTATGTAATCGTATTAATACTGTACTTGGTGAAGATGCAGTTCGTAAACTTTCGCCTTGGGGTATTGTGAGTTCCAGATTAGTCAATAGTGGTTTTGGTAAGAAAGATCAAATATATGATATTGTTGGTGTTGAAGAGTTAGATTATCTACAACTATATCGTAAGTTTACTTATTCTGCACAAGAGTCATATAGACTAGATCATATTGCATTTGTTGAACTAGGTGAACGTAAAGATGAAAACCCATACGAAACATTTCGTGATTGGTATACAAAAGATTATCAATCATTCTTAGATTATAATATTCAAGACGTTGAACTTGTAGATCG